AAGTTGTTAGTCGTCTACATGTAATAGGTACAAAACACTGTACCCACCTTACTAGCTAGACCAATTTATAAACCATTAACTATAAGGAAAAACTAATGGATAAATCGCTAGAAGATATACAGCTAGAGTTAGAAGCTGAGCAAGTACAGCAAGGAGTAGATAAGTACAAAGCTGATGTAGCTAAAGCTAAAGAGAAAGGCACAGAGAAAATTCTCAAGCCTCAACAGTCTATGTTACATAAGACTATCCCTTTAGTATCTAATGGAATACAGAAAGCTAGAGCTGTTCAAAGTAATCAAAGCTTTCCAAGAGTACCTATGCCTATGGCAGTATCTATAACTAAAAAGATAGATGCAGATGTATTAGCCTTTATGGTATGTACTGAAGTAATTAATAACATGAGTCAACAGGTAACCATACAAACAGTATGTAATAAGATAGCTAGTTCTATTAAAGATTACATATTGTTAGAAGACTTTAAAGAAAACTGTGGTGGGTTATATAACTATGCCATAGATAAAGTTAACACTGGTAATGTCAAGCACAAGCGTAATGCTTTAAGACACTATGCTAAGTATGGTGGAACTAATGACCCTGATATGCGTAACTTAATGTTAGTTGGTAGATGGTTTCTTAATCTCTTTATTAAAGAAGCACCAGGTATTGTTGTTACATACATGGAGATGGTAGGACGTAAACGTATCCATCGTATCAAACCTACTGAGCAAACTCTTAAGTGGATTAAAACACAGCATAATTTCTATGAAGACCAGTTTCCTAAGAACATGCCTATGGTTGTTAAGCCATACCAATGGTCGAACGGACACGATGGTGGCTATAGATTAAGTGTGTATCCTCTTATTAAATACAAGAGTGAAGCACAGATGGCTGAGGTAAACCATAAGTATTATATGGATAGAGTTTATAAAGCTCTTAACACAATACAGGAGACAGCTTGGAAGATTAATACTGATGTGCTTCAAGTGTTACATGAGTTCTATGATAATGATATTCAAAGTGTATTAGTTCCTGGTATCTTTAGTGGTGATGAGCCACCTATGCCATGTGAACGTGAGACAGATGCTATAGATAAATATAAAGCTAAGTATCCTGTTGAGTGGCAATCATGGAAGAATGAAGTGACTGCTTACCACAGTAAAGTTAAACACAGTGGTAGTCATAAGCACATGTTAGACAGACAGATAAAGTTAGCTGATAAGTTTAAAGACTTTGATGAGCTTTACTTTCCACATTCATGTGACTTTAGAGGACGTATCTATCCTCTAGTTCCTATCTTAAATCCTCAAGGTAATGACTTAAGTAAAGCTTTGCTTCACTACTCATTCGGTGTACCTATCGGAGAGCATGGAGACAGGTGGCTTAAGATACACTTGGCTAACTCATATGGTAACGACAAGGTGTCACTTGATGAGCGTGTTAAGTGGGCTGAGGATAATGAGGTTGCCATCATGATGATAGCTAAAGACCCTATGTCAATGAGGTCAGCTTGGGAAACCACTGATGCACCTTGGCAATATCTAGCTGCATGCTTTGAGTATGCAAGATATAAAGCAAGTGGTGAAGGTAAGGACTTTCTCTCTACCTTAGCTGTTGGGCTTGATGGTTCATGTAATGGTATTCAACATCTAGCATCGGTAGTTAAAGATGAGGTGTCAGGTAAGCAAGTCAACCTAGTACCTAGTGATAAGCCTAGTGATGTGTATCAAGAAGTATGTGATGTGGTTGAACGTAACATTGCAGACAGTAAAGATACTTACGCTAACATGTGGAAAGGTAAGGTCACTCGTAAATGTCTTAAAGATAATGTCATGACCTTTGCTTATGGTTCAACTCATAAGGGTAGACAGAATCAGATACGAGATTACTTAAGGAAACAATCAGACAAGGGTACACCTGTGTTTGACTTTCCAAAGAGTATGACTCGTACTGATAAAAGAAACCTTGAGTGGAACTTAGTTATGTTCTTAGCTACCGAAGCAGGCAAGGCTATTGATGAGGTACTCGTTGGTCCAAGGCAGACTATGGACTGGTTCAAGAGTGTTGTCCGAGAGTATAACAAAGACAAACAAGTGATGACTTGGGTCACACCTGTAGGTTTCCCTGTGATACAAGACTATCGTAAGTATGATAGCAAAAGACTTGATACAAACTTTGATGGTATCCGTATGAGGCTTTGGCATGATGTACCAACTGATAAATTAGATGGTAAGAAATGTTCTTCAGGGTGTGCACCTAATATCATTCACTCATATGATAGTGCCCACCTCATGCTAACAATCAACAGACTATCTGACATGGGTATCAAAGACTTTGGTGTGGTACATGACAGCTTTGCTACTCACCTTGGTCATGTTCAGGAACTGTCTGACCAACTGAGGTTAACGTTCATTGAAATGTATCGAGGCAATGTAGCTGAGTCAATGTGGCAAGCAATGCAAGAAGGATTAGGCAGAGCAATACCTAAACCTATTGAGCCTGGTGACTTGGATATAACTCGTATCATGGAGTCTGATTATTTCTTCAATTAAATACTTACCCTCTGAGCAATAAGCTCAAAGAAAAAAGGTTAGGACAGTGTTGTTTAATGACATCACTGTACCCACCTTACTAGCAAGACGAAAACTTTAACGGAGGAAATATGAAAGACAAACTACACAGTATCAGCAGTCACCGTGCACAGACCTCAGCTTTCAAATTGCTGGACTCTTTGCAACGACTGCCGCAAGAAGAACAAGGTGCGGCTTTAATACTTTCCTTCCTTTTAATGTGCAAGAGATATGACTACGAACCAAGAGAAGCATGTCAGTTAGGCGAACGAATCCTAGCTGACTGCTTATCGAAGGGACGTGGAGAACATGCTCGTGCACTCATCAATTATATGAAGGAGGAATTGTAAATGCTAATGAACCGAATACAACACTCACTTGTAGCTGAAGCAAAAGATATGTGGGAGCGTGGCTTCCCTGTACCTATTGACATGGCTATGCAAATGAAAGCTGAAGGTCTTGATGTTGAAAGACTTGAAGCTAAATACTTAGACAATTAATTTAAAGGACAAAAATTTTATGGCAACTAAACCATTTAGAAAATCAATCGTAACACCAGTGGGCACTGCAATCTACCCACATATAACAGCACCCGATGCAAAGTTTGGTGACCCTGTTTACAAATGCAATCTTAGACTTACAGGTGAGGATGCAACACAGTTCATCGCCAAGATTGAAGAGATGAAAGTCCAAGCAATGGAACACCTTGGTGTTAAAGATTTAATAGTACCAATTGTTCCTGCACTTGATGATGATAAGAATGAAATCCCAGGTGCGTTTGATGTTAAGACTAAAGCCAAGGCATTCTTTAAGCAAGCTGATGGCTCAATGGTAGAGAACAACTTAACTATAGTAGATGCTCAGAAGAACCCATACGATTCAGCGAATGGTGCAATCTGGGGTGGTAGTAAATTAAAACTAGCATTGAATGTAGGTGCAGTATCAACCTCAATCTATTCTGGATTGATGCTGAGAATTACAGCAGTGCAGGTACTAGACCTAGTTACTGGTGGTCAAGGTGGAGCTAGTGCATTTGATAAGGAAGATGGATTCACAGCTGAACCTAAGCCAGCTCCTGTAGTGGCGGAAGGCGGAGATGATATTGACTTTTAATCGGAATCATTACCGAGCAATACGAGAAGGTTATAGAAGTGGACTCGAAGATTTAGTTGCCAAGCAACTTGAGTCTGCTTCAGTACCCTTTGAGTATGAGCCTAAGGATAAGAAGATTGAATATTCTAAACCATCTTCTAATCATAAGTACACACCTGACTTTGTATTCTCTACATTTATTGTCGAGACTAAAGGAAGGTTTGTCACAGCTGATAGGAAGAAGCATAAGTTAATTAAAGAACAACATCCTGAGTTAGATATTCGCTTTGTATTTTCAAACAGTAAGACACGAATCAGTAAAACATCTAAGACTACATACGGTAAGTGGTGTGAACTTAACGGCTTTAAGTATGCAGACAAAGTTGTACCTGACTCATGGTTAAAGGAGGTCAAATGACTAAGCTAGATACAGTAAGAAAGATACTAAAGAAAGACAAACATATCACACACCTTAAAGCTCAGCACTATCAGATAGGTTGCATTAGAAAAGCTATCTCATTGTTAAGAGCTGAAGGTATGAAGATAGTAACTAAACGTAAGAAGGATGCTAACGGCTCAGCTTATACAAGCTGGGTATTAGCTTGAGTGTAACTCATGAGCCCTGCCCTACATGTAACAGCAAGGATAACCTAGCCCGTTATCCTGAGGGCAGTGCTTACTGCTTTGGCTGTGGTTACTACGAGCATGCAGATGGACAAACTAATCAATCAACTAAGGGAGGCACGCCTGTGTTACAAGACCTAGAGTATAAACCTCTAACTAAAAGAGGTATCAATCTTGAGACTGTTAAGAAGTTTAACTATCAAGTAGGTACATACCAAGGCAAGGTAGTACAGGTAGCCAACTTTAAGAATGCTACTGGTAAACCTGAAGGACAGAAGCTTAGGTTTGCAGACAAGAGTTTTAATTGGACAGAGAAAGCATCATCCCTATTCGGTCAACACCTGTGGAACGACGGCAGGTCAGTGACTATCTTTGAGGGAGAGCTAGACTGTCTATCATTCTCACAACTAATGAACCATAAGTACGCTTGTGTCTCCGTTACGAACGGAGCTCAAGGTGCTAAGACTCAACTTGCTAAACACTTAGAGTGGTTAGAAAAGTTTGATGAAGTGGTGCTTATGTTTGATGAGGATAAAGCAGGGAGAGATGCGGTGGCAGAATGTGTCACCCTCTTCTCACCTGGTAAAGTAAAGGTTGCACATCTTCCACTTAAAGATGCGAACGAATGTTTAGTAGCTGGACGTGGAGCAGATGTAGTGCAGTCCTTTTGGAAAGCTAAACCCTGGAGACCCGATGGTATCGTTGAAGGTACTGACACATGGGACATACTAACTACTGAAGTTGAGAATGAAACAAGAGACTATCCTTGGGAACACATCAACAAGTTCATCGGTGGTATATCTAAGGGACAACTCACAACTATCACTGCAGGTACAGGCATAGGTAAATCTTTATTCGTTAAAGAACTTACCTACTCACTGCTTGACCAAGGTGAAACTATAGGAGGTATCTTTCTTGAAGAAGGAATCAAACGAACAGTACAAGCATTCTGTTCTATACCACTCAATGTACCTTTACATCTTAAACCTGAAGGTGTTGACAGAGACGAGCTACGGAAAGCCTGGGAGTCTACTGTTGGAACTGGTCGGCTATACCTTTATGACTCTTTTGGCTCAGTTGAGACAGATAACTTACTCTCTAGGATTAGGTATTTGCATAAGTCTTTGGGCTGTGGGTTTATTATTCTGGACCACATTTCAATTGTTGTTAGTGGGCTTGACCAGGATAACGAACGTAAAGCTATAGACATTGTTATGACTAAGCTGCGAAGTTTAGTTGAAGAGACAGGCATAGGTTTAATACTAGTATCACATCTTAAACGTTTACAAGGAGACAGGTCACATGAAGATGGGGCAACTACTTCGCTCAGTCACCTCCGTGGTTCGGCAGCAATTGCACAATTATCGGACTGCGTACTTGGACTTGAACGAGACCAACAAT